GGACTTTATAATGAATGCACTTGTATGGGCTGTATTATTTTTCTCAGCAATAGGCGTATTGTCAACGTTTAGCATAGTTTTAACTATGGTATGGGGGGCAGTGTAATGGCTAATAAGAGAAGCTTAGAAGTTATATGGGATGCCTTGCACGAATGGCAGGACCTTATGGAAAACCATGATTTAAAAGACATTGAGGAGCGATGGGACGATATCTGTACCGCTATGGCATGGATTAAAGAAGACTTAGAAGACATACAGTATGCAAAAAAGGAGACAATGTAATGATAAAAAACATAACAGACTTTAACGCTGATAATTTATATAGAGTAAAAATATCTAGAACACGTTATCTAATAGAACTACACGAAAAAGCTCTTGTAGATTACGAAACTTTTCGTGAACCTTGTGGGCGTATATCTAACTGTTTATCTCCAGAAGCATTCCCAAATTTGGAGCCTCATTATTATATAAAAGAAAAATGGTTTGATAAATCTAGTGGTAAATGGAAATTTATTGTTGCATGTCAAATAGTTTCAACAGACATGGAATATGATGGGTTTGTTACTGATGTAGTACATGTAGGACATTGTGAAACTCATATGCATATAACTTACAATACACTTTTAGATGGTGATCATTTAATGTCTCTAGGTAGACTAATAAGGAAAGCAGAAATTGTATTGCCACAACTCAATGAACAATATGAAAAAGAATTAAACAAAGAAAAGGAAACAGTATAATGACTAACATAACTCAAATTAAAACATCTCAGGATAAACTAATCTTAGCGCATTTGCGTAAAGCATCTAGCATTACGGTGAGAGAAGCTATGGTTGAATACAGCGTTAATAGCTTAACTAAACAGATATCTAGGCTACGCAGCCGAGGTCACAATATCATATCAACATGGCGTAGCCACCCTATTACAGGCCAACGCTATACAAGGTACACATTATTAGAAGAAAGTGAGGTGTAATATGCCAAAAGATTATCACCAAATCAGAATTAAGAAGCAGTTAAAAACTAAGAAAGTTTTAAAGCAAATGTCTGTTGAACAAAGGGAAGCAATAAAAGAGATACAAGAAAGTGTAGCTCAATGCATAAACATGATTAAAGAGTGCAACGACTTGTACATGAGTGATATCTCTAAGCTAGAACTGTCTTATCATAACCTGACATGGGCATTCGAAGTGGACGACGTATGAGTATATCTGGAGAGATAGAATACTGTGAGGAGCAGATAGAGAAACTACGTGAAGATTTAGACGAACTCTATCTGCTTAAAATGCACAAACTGGCTACCCTACTTAGCATTAAGAAAAGGTTAGCTAAACTAAAAGGATTACATGAATGACAGAAAGTAATAACTACTGGTGGAAGAACCACGCAGTTACACATTGCCCTAATTGCGTTACTAAGATGCGTACTGTAGATACTAGACCCTATCATAAGCTTGGCTACCCAAGTAACAAAAGAAGAAAGTATTGCAGCAACTGTGACTTTGTAACTATTACTGTAGAGATACCTATGGTTTTAGGCAATCAACACTTTTTATCTAAAGAGGAAACAAAATGATTTATAGATACGTAGTAAACACGATTAGTGACAAGTCAGGTAAGCTTATATGTTATGAGACTTGCCAAACAAAAGATGAAGCCTTGAGGGTAGTTAAACGCTACGCAGCAATAAAAGGATTAACCAATAAAATTGAGGAGAATACAAATGCATAACCTAGAACTATCACACACTGAGTTACACACACTCAAAACTGTACTCATGTCCGATATGGAATTTTCAGCAATGGATGTACCAGATTTTAGCAGTTCAGAAGATATGTTCTTTTACTATGAAAGAGCTAAGATATTGGAAACTATTAACACTCAGATGGGAGATCAAACATGATTGAGATAGAACGTGAGAAATACTTTGTAATGTCTATACGAAAGTTAAAGCCAAGCAGTGTAGGCCACCCAAGGTTCAAACTAAATGTAGTAGACAAGGATGGAAACGAAAAGATATTGCATACTCGCAGAGATAGATCGTGGGTGTACAAGATTGATAAGACTTGGGAGAAACGTATGATTGATGGTGTTGTGAGTGATAGTGTAAAGAGAAACTACACTCTGGAACAAGCAGCAATAGCTGAAACATTTGAGTTTTGATATGTTTGATCCTATAACTTATATAATATTTACTATGGTCTGGATAATACTATGATGGATTTTGCAATGGCAGGAACTTTTATATTCCTAATCATACTTTATGTTGGCGGTGGGATGGCATGTATTGTCACATCCTACCTGAGTTTAAAAAACCCACCAAGGAAGAGAGGAAAGAAATGAAACAGAAGATACCCAAGCAATCTGCAACCCTGTTAGAAATAGCTGAGTTTTACTTAAACTCTGAGCCATTCAAGAGACTTAAAGCAAAGACGCAGAAAGACTATGAAGCTCACTTATCAGCTATTGTTAATACAGTAGTAGAGGGTAAGATGCTTGGGGTCTACTATAACAAGAATATTAAAGTTAGGCACTTGACTGCTGCCTATGAGCAATGGTTACAGTCTGGGGTTCGTAGTGCAAACTATCGCAAGACAGTCTTATCTGCCTGTTGGAAGCACTCAATGCGCTATGATGTGATGATACACAACCCTGTATCTTTAGTTCAGACACAAAAAACGGACAGACGTACCGTGATGTGGACGAGAGAGTACGTTAAACGCTTCTTAGATGAGGCATATACTGACTTTAACTACCGAAGCATAGGTTTGATCGTACATATGGCATACGAATGGGGGCAACGTGTAGGCGATATGCGCCTGTTAAAATGGGAAGCCTTGGATCTTACTGAGTGTCGCTTGGACATTAGACAAAGTAAGCGAGGTGCAGAAGTTCACCTACCCATAAGTAAAAATTTGTGTCAAATGTTACAAGCGCAGCAGGAAGATTTTGGCTTCCAAGATTATGTAGCACCAAGGGTCAAGCCCAGGTCTGGAGCATTTACGCCGTATGATTTAGAGGAAATATCCCCTAATATCAATGCTTTATTAGACAAAGCTAATCTACCAAGGGAGCTTACTGCTATGGATTTGAGGCGTACTGCTGTAACAGAAATGCTCGAAGCAGGTGTTGACATTGCAGGAATACGTCAAGTAACTGGACACAAGAACATGCAGAGTGTTGTACCCTATATGATCAATACATTTAGTGGAGCAAGTAAAGCTCTATCAGCGAGAGGTAATGAGGATGAGAGTGAGAAGTAAAGAGAGTATACAAAAAGATAGGATACGCAGAAGAAAAGAGTATGATAAAGGTCAGGCTATATTGCGTAGATACAAAATACTTAAGGGTTGTAGTAAGTGTGGGTATAATTCAAATGCTTTAGCTTTAGAGTTTAACCATATTAATCCTGCTGAAAAGAAGTTTTTGATAGCTCAAAAGTGTCACAACTTAGTTAGATCAAATGGCACTAAGACTAAAAGAGAAATAAAAGAAGAGATATTCAAGTGTGAAGTTGTATGTTGTAATTGTCATTCCATATTAACTTACGAGAAAAAGCATTATGCAGTAGAGAGAAAAAGTAGATCATGAACATTAGAGGTTACTTAGATAGTCTCAACTTAAGAGATGAAGAGTTTATCCGCAGAGACTGTCCCTCTTGTAATGGCAAGAATACTTTCACTGCTACGAAAGAGATGGGTCAGATCAAGTATAACTGTTACAAGTTAGACTGTAATATAGGTGGCTACCATAATGTAGACCTTACTGCTGCGGAGATAAAGCAACTGCTTTCAACAAGAGAAACACCAAGGGAAATGGAGAAAGAGACAATGGAGATACCCGAATATGTAGTACAGCCCAGCGCTGAGCATGATAAGTTTCATAGGTTTGTAGCACAGTGGGGTCTTAAGGACTCTAGGCTACTCTATGATGTTAAGGATGAACGTGTTGTCTTTCCTATCTATCACTCAGGGCGTATCATTGATGCTAACGGACGTTCAGTAGGCAACAAACAGCCTAAGTGGTACAGATATACTGGCAAGGGTGATTACTTCTTTAAGCATGGCGATAGCTCTACACTAATTATAGTTGAGGATTGTGTGTCAGCACTGGTGGTATGCCAGGAAATACCTCACGTAAATGCTATGGCTATCCTTGGAACGTCTCTAACCGACAAACATATGGAGAGAATTGCAGAGTATGACAATATTATTGTAGCACTAGATCCAGATGCAGCACACAAGACCTTGCAGTTTAGCAGGGAGATACACCTATGGACAGGAGCTAAGACGATTGCTTTTAACCTTGACGACGACATCAAGTATAAAGTAGACAATGACATTGAGAGACTTAAGGAGATAGCACAATGAAGGATTACATACCAACGCAGATGGAACGAGAACTAATGAGCTTAGGTGTTATAGCCATACAAGAGAAACCAAAGGCGATGGGCTTTAAAGAAAGTCGAGCAGAGGTTAAGGCTTGGCATGATACACTCATAGTTGATGGCGAGGTAATGTTTTAATGTATAGTGTAGAGATGGAAGAGAACTGTTCTATAATTACTACACTTGATGAAGATGATGCATATGAAGATGTGAAAGTTACCATAGCGAATGATGGTACAGTTTATATGCAACAGTTTAATGAAGGTATATCGAGAGAGGATATGATCTATATGTCTTACAATCAACTTAAAGACATACTGAATGCAATACATTCGCCAGAGGGATGTTACTACGTAATAGAGAAGGTTACACTATGATTGAATTAGCACTTATAAAGACGCTACTAAACAGAGAATTTTATGATCAGCACAAGGGCATAAGATGTCCTGATAAGATATTCACTAAGGATATACGCAAGATCAAACAAACACTTGATGCAGCAATGAAGGATTATGATGGGGATCTAAACACATCAGACCTGGAAGCTTTGTTCTATGCACAAAACCAAACAATGACTACAGCTACCAAGACTGCATACGGTGATTTGTTTAGGAAGTTAAACAATGAAGATACAATTAAAGAAGATATAGCTGACAATGTTTTAGGTAAACTCTTTCAACAGTATGTAGGAGAGAAGGTTGCCAACTTAGGGTTTGACTTTGTTAATGGTAGTGAGGAAAGCCTTGAGCCATTACGCAGATTACTTGAGGACTTCAAG